AGCTAATTGGCGAAGGGGGTAGGGCCAGTCCGGGCGCGCTGCATTTGCATCCATGGATGTGGTGGATTGTGGCCCACTTTAGGTATGTATTAAATTTAATAAAATACTTATGGCGATATATTATATAACTATAGTGAAACAATATCGCACTCTATTATATCAATGTGTGTCAAACCAAGACACAGTATAAGCATCTCCGCCTGCTGTTTACTATGAAAGAAACAGAAGCGCTGCGGTTCATAACTGTACCATGGTTTGTATTCACTGACATCTTGATGCTCACTCTGTAGTGTCACCATCCGAACAGTATTAGGTCTAGCAAACCTACCTGTGAAACAATAAGGTATAGGCCCTACTTGTGTTAGATCACGTATTAGATACCGCTTACACGTCGTGGCCATGAGATACTCCAGCAATAACTCGCTGTCTATTAAGTGTGCTGCTCTCTTTAGGTCTTTTCTGATATTTACCTCGTATAGCTCCAACAGCTGAATATCTTATGCTATCAGCACCGTTTGAGTATTCGTCATGATCTGGTTTATCACGGAACTTCTCGCGTTTGTAGTCCCACTCTTTCTTATAGTTAATAAAGCATGAGATAAGATAAGGGCAAAGTCCTGGATCAATCCACATGTTGACAACAACTTGCCGGACTTGCTCAATGCCCTCGTTAACATCAGACTTAGGCAGCAGTGTAAAAAGTATATTAGTAGGCGTGCCATCGTCATGCTTGCTAAGTTCTTCTTCGAAAACCTCTGTCCGTGTTTTGCCACTTGTTAGCTCGCGGACTTCAGCATCAGGAGGTAATATAATATGGGTAAGGTTTTGATACCAAGGTCTAGTCTTGATCCAATCTGTATAGTATTTTATTTGCTGACCATTATCATAGAACTCATCAATGTACCTAAATTCATCACCATAAACTTGGAAGACGGTCAACACGTTTGTATCATTCATACCAAGGTCAACTGAGATTTGCACATCAAGGTTCTTGTCATACAGTTTTGGTTTTTCTCTACCAAAGGTCTTAACCCATTCCATATATAGCTGTGCGTAGTACGCGCCTTGCTTAGTTGCCATGAAAGCTTCTGTTGGCGTAGATGGATATTCTTGGTAGATCTTTTCATTAAGCTCGCGATATTGAACTAACCAAAAGTTCTTCTGTTCTCGTGTTAGTTTGCGACCTAATTCTTTTTCTACTTTAATAAAGTATTCATCTTGCTTGCGTGTGCTAGGTTGATCTTGTTCAATTACGCAATCTGGATCGTCTACCCAAGAAAGGAATACAGGATAGAAGTCTTTAAGTGTAAGGTTGTCTGTGTACAGGATAGCATTGTCCCACATATCTTTGAAAAGGTTGTCACCTTCTGCAGTGCTCTCAATAACACCAATATTACCCTTAGCTAGCGCTTGTAAAGTACCAGTCTTAGTTTCATGGGCTTTGTCTGGATATTTGTTTGCTATCTTACCCATCTCAGAAATGTGCAAGCGTTGCAGTGTTGCGGAACGGAATGACGTGCGAATAAAGATAGTCGAACCATTGGTTAAGCTAAATTCTTTGCTGTTGTTCTTCTTGAGCTGTATCTGTAGAAATTGTTTGTAGTCAGGGTGTAACGTTTCCCACAAGAGCTTAGTTCTCTCAAGCAATGTTTCTGCTTCGTCTTGTCCTTGCGCCATAAGACCAATAGAAAAGTCTTTGAATATAATAGCGTCATCAAAGAAAGAGATAAGCCAAAGTGTTGAGATACCTTGCTGACGTGACTTAAGAATAATAAGGCGTGGATGTCGAAGCGCTGCAGCATATACCTTGTGCTGAGACTTATTCATACGAAAGCGGCGACGTTTACCAGCTTTGTCAACAATGGTATATACATTATTAAGGCGCCATAACTTACTCTTAAAGTACTTAGAGAAAAGCTCTTTCTCGTCTTTTGGTTGTGAATAAAAAAGGTCTACACTTTTGCAGATAGGTAAACCTTTATAAATCTCAAGGAACTCTTCTCTAGTGATAGACAACATAGTTTAACTTTCTTAATCTTCATAGCTGAGTTGTTGGAAAGCGGAACCATTAGATCCGTTAGGATTAATAGCAACAATAGCTTGTCCTTTAAGAATTATAGTTTGGTATAACTTAGTTACTGCATCTGCATTTAGTTGTAATGCTTTTGCATGAATAATGTCACCACCGCCTGCATATTTATAGACTTGATCAGCAATTTCATGTGCGGCTTCTTCTAGTTTAGTTTTTAACTTAGCTTCCATTACTGGGTTTATAGTAGTTAATTCAAGATCTTCAATAGCGTGAATTGTAGCTTCAACAGCAACTAAGCTTTTAGTTGGTAAAGCTTTTTCCCAGTCTTTAACAACCATTAAAGGAATATCTAGTTCATCAGCTATTTCTTCTGGGGGCCTGCATCGTTCAAGCAAGGCAATAGCTTTAGCTTTTATTTTTTCTGTAATCATAATTTTAGGTCCTTATTAAGCTTTACTATCGCTTTAATAATCATGAAACTAAAAGTAATACCTTTTTTCTTACAGTATTCTTTTAGTTTTTTAATCTCTTTTCCTGCTTCGATATCTGTTGGTTGAACAGAGAAGCTTATGATACGATTATCCATGCAGTTTTCTCTCAAGAATTAGTTATTTTTGAATTTAATAAATTTATTATTTCCATTATATCGTTTTTTCTATGTACATGTAAACAGTTTTGTTATAAAATTTATTTGATTGATATTTGTATTAAATAAAGGAGCTAAACCATGGGTAATCCAGCAGACACGTCTGTTGACACTCAGGAAGAGCAGGATCAGAATACAGGATCTTCTTTTGCTGATTTGGTCAACAAAGCAGTAAATGAAGCTAAGACAGATGAAAAAGGTAATCTTGTGTTACCTGACGATCTTTCTGAAGAAGTCCAGTATGCTGCTACTTTAGAGAAGCGTCGTAGAGACACGCAAGCTTCTCATACTAAGATCAGTCAAAAGGTAAAAGCACTTGAAGCTGAGAAATCTGCACTTCTTTCGAAGGCTACAGGTTCTTTTGAAATAGAGCTTACAACCGAGCAAGAGGCTGAACTTGAAGACCTCAAGTTTTCTGATCCTGAAGCATGGCGTAAGAAAATGAATACTCTGGAAACAGAGGCTCGAAACAAAAGAACTAAAGAGATTGACGAAGAACTGAAGAAGGTCTCATCTTCTAGTCTGGAAACAGAAGAACTAGAGCGTAGAAAGCAAGTATTATCCGATTTCCTTGAAGCCAATGAAGGTTTTGAGCTCGACGATGATATTATTGCGAACGACATCCCTCCACGCATCAGTAAGAAGCTAGAGGCTGGGCAGATTACGTTTGAAGAGTTCCTACAGGAATGCCATGACTACCTAAAAACAGGAAAAGTCATTAAGCAAGATAAAGTACTCAGCGGACCGAATTTAAGTAAGATTGGCGGGGGAAATAGTCCAGATAAAAATGCTGTTAAGGAAGATATTATAACTTCCTATACCAAGGAAACTTACTAAGTCTTAAAGGCTTAGTATTCTTGAATTAAGTATGCTAGGGGTCTAGTATGCTTTGACACATTTGAAAAGGAACTAAGGTCATGGCCTACGTTAATATTGGTAGTGAACTCAAGCGTAAAAAGTGGATGCGAGAAGGCTTACTTCAAGCGAAGTCAAAGTCTTTCTGGGCTCCCTACACCGGCTCTTCTCCTGAAGCTGTTATTTATCAAGTAAATAACACAAATGCGGCTGAAGGCCATACTGTCGTATTTGATTATGATGGTAGCTTAGCTGGTAAGGCTATTAAAGGCAAGGATACAGCCTTTGGTAAGGGTGAGCAAAAGCGTAAGTTCAGTGACAAGATCACTGTTGAACGTTATCGTCTTGTTGTAGACAATGGTGATGCTTTTGATGCAGTTGATGTTGGTGACTTAAGCTTGTCTCAACATGCTGACTCGCGTACGAAGCTTGGTGACTTGTTTGTTCGTTTCAAGGATCAAGGTATCTTTGATGCGGCGCAAGGCTTAAAGGGTTCTGCTCCTACGCATATCATTGACCTTGGAACGACTTTTGACTATAACACTCTGCTTGATCTTGAGCGTTATCTCAAAACGAGCACTGGTTTTACAACCGGTAGCACACGTCGTCCTCTGCAACCGTACATGTTGGCTGACGGTAGGCCTGTTTGGTTGTTTATCATGGATCCATTAATGGCTGGCATGCTGAAGAAGGCAACTGGCTATCAATCCTTAGTGTATAATGCAGACGTACGTGGCAATGAAAACCGTGCGATCAAAGGCGTGTTTGGTAAAATTGGCAGTTTGCTGCTTGTTGAAGCCGACTCGTTCTTCGGTTCTACGGACTCTGCGGCAGCTACTTTTGGACTGGAAGCAAACTCTGTTGAGATTGCTGGTCTTCGTCTTAAGGATGCGAATGGTCTGTGGACGGGTCAAACTGGTTATGTATCTACTGGCGATCAGATCTCTCGTGGTTTGTTGATGGGAGCTAATGCTATTCAAATGGGCTTCGGTAAGATGCCTGACTATAAGTTCCAAGAGTCGCAAGACTTTGCAATTAAGTCGGAATCTGCTCTTGAAGTTTGGATGGAAACTCAAAAAACCATTCTTACTGCCGAGACCGAAGACTATGAGAAGGCAAAAGTTGCCAGCATTGACTGGGGTGTTATCGCGGTTGATGTGAAGACGATTGATGTTTAATCGATATAGCGCCAGGGAGTAGTTTCCTGGCGCTTCTCGACAGACCTTATAGGAGATAAAAATGACTGATTTGACTAGACTTCGTAAATTTGCGGAAAAGAAAACGTATTCGGTTTCTGCCGCTACTGTAAAACATGGTGATGTTGCTGGCACAACTTTACAAGAGTTGTTCAAGCTTCCTCCTAATGCTCTTATTGTTGATAGTGCTGTTGTTGTTAAATCCGCAGGCCAAGCCAACTTAACTGTTGACTTTGGTTTTGATGGCGGTAATGAACTTGGTAATGATCTGGATATTGACGGCACTGGTGTCGTTACTGTTCCTTTGGTTGTTTCTGGTTCTGGAACAATTGGTACAAAGGCTCCTCGCATTGACACAGGTACAGGTAAGACTGTTACTGCTAAAT